GAACGGCTGTCTCGAGGAAACCTCTTATCGCGGCGGCACCATATCTGTCGGAGATGATCGCTACGGCGATATCTCTGAGCTAAGATTAGGTGTGGCCAAGACTAAAGGTAAACTCAGGGTAGTCACCATGCAGAGCGCGCGTGTCAAGAGGGTTTTAGCCCCTGTTCACGATGCGCTCTATGATCATCTGACTAGTTTTGGTTGGTGTGTAAGGGGGGACGTTAAGAAGGAAGATTTTCAGTCGATTGTCGACGACCGTAAGCCCGGAGAGTCCTTTATCTCTGGCGACTATACGGCTGCCACTGACAACGTTTTGCCTTGGGTAACTGAGGCTATTACGAGTGTGTTGGCTGAAAGTCCATTTCTTACTGAGGAAGAGAGAGGTATTATGTTGGCAGCAGTGGGTGACCTTCATTTGTGGTCCAGAAGCCGCAAGACACGTTATACGTTGACAAGGAAGCAAATGATGGGAAATCTCATGAGTTTTCCCATATTGTGCCTTATCAACAAGGTTTCTTACGACATCTGCTGCGACATTAGCTTTGGTTCTGGCGTTAGGAGGGTAGGCCGTTTCAACGGCGATGACTGCATGTTCAATGGTAACCGTAAATTCTTCTCTCTTTGGGAAGAAGTTACTTCTACCTTTGGACTTGTAGTTAATCGCCAGAAGACTGGCTTTTCTGACACGTGGCTCGACCTGAACAGTCAGCCTTTCCATGTGCCCTCTTGTCGCCTCGTTCCTAGGCATTGCCTGTCTTTTCTTCGTCCTTTTCGTAATGACTGTGTGGACCTTCTCGGTGAAGTTTGGAAGGGTGTGAAAGGAATGAAACATAGTGTACGCCAGTATGCTATCTCTGTCCTTGCTAGGCACGAAATTGTCTTGAGAGACTTTTGCGTGGCTAACATACCTAGATATGTCTTTACCGGGTTAATGAAAAAGTCCTGGTTTAGAAGGTGGAGGGGAGCTGATCCCGTTCCTCCTATCGTCACCGGAATTTCTCGATCCTGCGAAGTCGTGGTGGCGGACCCTCCAAGAGAGGATCTTTTCTCCATCGTCGACCAGGCGCACACAGAGTCAGAGCGAGAAAGAGTACTTCGATGGTCAGGTGTTCCTCTTGAGTTTTCGGCACGTCCCGTATGGGACTTGTCGAATTCTTTCGATGTTACACCTGGTCCACTCACGAAGACTCTACGACGTCGAGGACGTCCTCCCCTCCCTCCTATTATTTCACCGAAACGTAGTGCAAAGAAATTCGTTAGAGTTGTTCGCTGGCAGTATTCTTGGTCCAAACCGGTCTTAGACTGGTTTGAAAGAGAGTTCGGTCAGAATGGCTTTGCGAAATACTCGAAATGGGGCCCCGATCATCCAAGGATGGTCCCTCATGTGGAGTGTAAGAACTGCGTACCGTTGAGGTTCATTGTTCCCGTTCCTCCGTCATTGATGCCACCGGGCCCTTACGGGCTTTAATGGTGTTGATCAGCGGGCTTTTATTAATGTGTCATGGTTGTTGTGGTTGACGACCGGAGGGGACGGTATACGCCCCGGTACTGCGCTCCGAGCGAGGAGTGCGGCTAAGTTCCAAAACACCGAACTACCTTAGTCATATGGGATCTCTCCTGCGCAATGACATGCACAACAGACATCTGCTAATGCGGATGGTGCATGCGGCCTTTAACGAGGCAGCGGGACCTCACATAGGCGACGGAGACGAGGGTCGATATGGAAGCCGGACCAGCTGAACGAAACTAACCGGAAAACAGTTTCTGC